TGACCGACATATTCAACGACTTTATCAGCTATCTCCCGAGGGGTTAACCCGGGACAAAACCAATGAGAGTTCTCTTCATCATGCAAAATAGCATTCCTGAAGGCTAACGTGAAGCAGGAAAAACGCCAAATGAAAGAAAAGTCGGCAAATGATGATATTATTCTACCGGACTTATTGGTCGGTTCATTCTTAATGAACCCCTCAATCAACTTGCGTTCTTTGGAATCCATAGACTCCCAAACCTGATTCATGAATATTTTCTGTGATGGCTTGTCCAACAAGGTAGCGGTCTCATCCAAGTTGAAGGGCACACCGGTGCCAACATCACGAACGACCAAACGCACGAATTCGGTAGCATAACTCTGAATCCGAGCACTTGGCCTTTTGGTGTTCTTGTGGATGGTGACACGTTGGTCAATAGTGTCACTCAGAGCATCCCAGCGTTTCTTCATTGGGAGCAAATTGGGATTTTCCACAAGTGGGGACGAGTACCAACGTCCTGAGACTTCAATTTCATCCGCCGAGCACGCACTCGGCCAGTGGACACGAACTAAATCAACCGGGTTTGAAACCCGATCAGCAGAAGTGCTGACAACGATCTTGCTGTTATAGTACTGCCCGACCATTCTGGTTAGTGTTGGGTCGAGGTACTTGAGGTTTATTAGGTATGTGGTCACTGCCTGGCTTGATGAACAGCCGAGAACCACATCCATAGTGGACTTAGGAAGGGTGATTGAAACATCTTCGCCGGCCCGGCCAAAATTTATGACCGAGCCATTTGAGCTATCATACACGATGCGGTTCCATCCAGGTTTTTCGGGAACTGAATACTTAACCCTCTGCAAGTCACGGACAAACATGTCCGCTGGCAGCCAGTCAACTTTCCAGTACGAATACTGTGGGACCAACCACACCAAAACTCGGTTAGGGCACTCTTTCCAGGGGCGGGCGTGGTGAACTTTATGGATGTAATGCTTACCAACACCGATGTATCCAAAGATGTTGGTTAGCCAACCCTCATGGGCCCTAGCTTGAATAAACTCGCCGGACTCACACCAATTCCAGACTCGGTGTTGCCAAACGCCGCCTCCGCCGACGCGGTACTCAACCACGTCATCCCTGATGGTGAAAACTGAATCACCATCAGTACCGCTGACTTCAACTGGGTTGAAGCCGTGCATGACCACTGTATTGCCACCACCCAAGACATAAGTCCAATCTTCGATAAAATGGTCCACGTCTATCATAACAACCACGCTCTCCTTTGGGGGGAGCTCGGAGCTGATTGAACGGGAAAGATCGGAGGGAGCATAATGTCGATGCTCAATTGTCTCGGGTTGAGTGATGCTAGTGGGAGCTATCTCATGGGCAGCTCTACCACTCGATGAAACCGCGCTATAGATCAAAGAGCGCGCAGCATCACGAACCTCCCCAGATATTTTGTGCCCGTTGTCTTGACTGCGTCTGGGGACGTAGTCCAGCAACGAATCACCTGGGTACCAGCTGGCTTTCAACTCAACGCGCGTCGCGTTGATGATTGATCGTTGGATTTCCATCGAAAGTTTGTCATTTGAAGCCGTGCCGAACGGACCAATTTCCGATAGGGCACGATTGCGTTTGCGTAGTTCACGTATGTAATAGAACCCCTTTAATCCCAAACTGCCAACCACAAGCCATTTTACGGTTGAAGCAATTGAGGCACAAAACGCCGATTCCTTGCTAATGGCCATAAGACCATGATAGGGTGTGATGCCGGTGAGGGCCAGACATTCACAAGAATCACTTCCGAGTAACAAAATTTCCATTTT